TTTCCGAAGGAGTTACCGTTAGTGCGATTGAGAAAGGTCTTATGGGTCGTTTCCTTATTTTTATAGGAGACGGAGATAAAAAAGCTAGGAGAGTAGAGCAACCTACAAGACTAGATACTAAGACTATATTGAACCTACAACAGTTAGCAAGTTATCAACCTGAGAAATCTGATAAGGTTATTGCAGGACACGCTCAGGACATCACATTCTTATCTAAAACCGATCAAGCTAACACTATGCTACAACATGCCTTCGAGGAGTTTGATAAGCTTAGAATTGATTCTGAGGGTAATGACGTTATGTTACCAATTATCTCAAGGTTATACCAGCAGATGTTAAAGGTTACGATGATTCATGCTATATCTCGTCAAATATTTAAAGATGTGCCAGAAGTTGATCAAAATGATGTGACATTTGGCTACCAGACTGTGCAATATTTCTATCACCACATGAAAGAGATTATTGAACAATGTGTATTTAGTAATAGGAATGAGCAGAATATACAAAAAGTATTAAGTGTTATTAAGAAAAGCAAGGAAGGCTTAAATAAAAAATCACTATCTAATAGGACTAGATTCTTAAAGAAGAAAGAAAGAAATGAAATATTGGAGGATTTACTTGAAGCAGGTCAAATTGAATATGTTCAACTTAAAACCGATGGAAAGGTTAGTTATGTTTACAGGAGTACAGGATGTTAAAAATAGGAATAAACAATTGTGATAATGAAACTTATCATAGTGACAGGAAGTTTAAATCAAGTTCAACCCTAAAGTTGTTTCTTAAAGATCCCAGGGAATATCATAAAAGATATGTGTTGGGAGAAGAAAGAGAAGACACTTACAAGAGTGCGTATGATTTCGGTTCTTACATGCACAGTCTCTTACTTGAACCTGATAAAACAGATGATGAGTTTGCAGTATTTGAAGGAGCTACAAGAAGAGGTAAGGCTTATGAAGAGTTTAAATCCAATAACGAAGGTAAAACAATTATTACAGCGTCTCAAGCGCAACAAGCTCTCGACCTTTATAACCTCTATCATGACCATGTGGACACTCAAGGATTGATTGAAGGAGGTGTAGCAGAACACACGTTATGTGTAGAACTAGAAGGTATGCCAATAAAGGTTAGAGCTGACTATATTAAAGAAGGAATGATTATAGATGTTAAAACTAGTAGCGATCCTGTTGATAAATTCTCAGCAGCTAAGACAATCATTAGGTTTGATTATGACTTATCTGCTGCTCTCTATGTTGACGCATTTAAAGAATACACTGGACAAGACCATGACTTCATATTTGCGTTTCTTAACAAACAAACTGGAGATGTCGGTATATTAAAAGCCAGTGAAGCATTATTAGAGAATGGTAGAAAAAAATATAAAACAGCGATAAAAAAACTTGCCGAAGCGGAGAAAACAGGTATATACTATAAGGAAGGGATACAAGAAGTAGATTTACCTTCTTGGGCTGAGTTTAAGGAATGAAAAAAGAGGAGTTAGTGTACATGATTAGAGATTACAGAGATGCTATAAAACTCGTAAACAATCATTTAGAACTAAATCCTGTAAGCTGTGATATACGTATGTGGGTAAAAGAATTACATAGACTAAAAACCAGACTAGCAGAACTAGAAGAGTGCCTACATTTAGGAGAGTATGATGAGTGAGATGACTTTAAGAGTAATAGAGGGATTAGTGTTATATGATCTATTTCGTATAGCAGTAAACATAACATTACGTTTAGCTTTAAGCGTATTAAAAGGAGAGGATGATGCCGAATAAAAAAGAATTAGAGTTAGAACAAAGAACTATTTTGCTAGATATGGCTGGGAAAATTGATTTTATTTTTAATGTACTTAGTCAGGCTACTATAGGCTCAGAGAAACCTGTAGAGGAGAAAAAAAGTGAACGGAAGAATAGCAAGAAAACTAAGAAAGCTGAGTGAATTTAAACCTAAAGCAGAAAGGCATTATTTTTGCACTAATAATACTAACAATTTCATGCTTGGTGACGATGGGAGACCTAAGAGAATTGGTGGAACCATTATTGAAGCTACTTCAGATAGAGACCCTGTAACTACTAGAGCAATATATAACCAAATGAAGAGAGATTATTATGGAACCTTTTAATGAAGCAACAATGTTTGATGTTATACAAGAAGTTATGAACACAGAACAGCTAGATCATTTATCTATAGAAGATCAGATGCTAGTTCTAGACTTAGTAGCTGATAGTATTAAAAGATACAAAGCTATTGAACTAGATGTATTTTTAAATGATGTACATGATGAATATAATAAAAAGTTGTCAGACTTATAACCTGCCAAACACAAGGAGAATACATGGCAATACAAGGAATACAAACACAAGCATCTGGAGAGAAAAAAGAATACTCGCCTTTACCAGATGACAGTTACACAGTAAGCTTGAACCGAGTAGGGGAAAAGTCTACTAAGGCTGGAAATGGTACAATGGTAAACGTATCTTTTCAGGTATCAGACGGAGAGTTTAAGAATCGTTTGATTTGGGACTCTTTCTTAATTAGTCACCCCAATGCTAAGGCGGCAGGGATAGGCTTGCAGAGGCTAGATAGCATGCTCAAGTCTATCGGTGTACATGGAGGATTTGAAGCCTTAGGTAATGATAGTACACAACTGGAGCAGTTTATTGGTAAGGAATTTATTGTAAACACTGCGGTTGAAAGTAATCCGGGATATAAGCCTAGGAACATTGTAAAGAAATACAGTAGGAAGTAGTAGATGGTATTCAATGGTGAGGAATATACAATTCAATTCTGGCAGGGAGAGAGTCTGGGAAGTATCCTTGCCATTGATACTGAAACTACAATCGCACCTTTTACAGAAACTCCTGACTTGGTAACTTTCCAAGTATTTGATGGAGAATCTCTGTACTATGTTGATCGGAGCTTAGTAGGCGACTTTTTAAAAAAGCATGTGACTCGAACACTCGTCTTTGCTAACGCTCCTTTCGATGTAGATGTATTACGTAAGTTTATGGAAGACAAGTACCTTCTGAAGGAGCAGATAGAACGTGATAGAATTTTTGATATTAATATTATGTATCGTTTATGGACCCTCGCTGTTCTTGGCGATGTTTCTAGGAAGTACAGCCTTGCTCATATCTGCCGTGAATTACTTGGAGAGGATCTGGATAAAAATGACAGCATCAGATGTAACTTTGAAGAATACAAAGATGTAAAACTAGAGCAAATTCCTTTACCTTTTCTTGAGTACGGAGCGAAAGATGTATTGGCTACATACTATTGTTTTATTAGGCTTAGGTTAGAAATATCTAAATTAAATACAAGTACCATGTTATCACATCATATACAATTACTCGGAGCTTTAGCTCTTAACCGGATGTACAAAAATGGTATCGGCTTTGATGAAGCCAGAGCACAGAAACTATTAACAGAACTTAACTCTAAACTGGAGGTATTGCATGCAAAGATGTCTGCTTACGGATTTGTAAAAGGCATCAAAGGTAATCAAGCTGCATATAACTATGTAATAGAATTTAGTGGACTACCACTACCTAAGACAGATCAAGGGGATTATTCCATGAAGGAGAGTGATCTGGAAAAATATAGCGATAATCCCTTTATTGCTTCATTCTTGGATTACAAACGTACTGAAAAAACAACATTCTTTATTAGAAAACTAGAAGGCAGTAGAGTACATCCAAGGTATGACTTAATTAAAAATACAGGTAGAACAGGATGTTCTTCACCTAACATACAACAGCTCCCTAGAGATGGGGATATACGATCAATGTTTAAATCCAGGGAAGGCAATACATTACTGATAACTGACTACAGCGCAATTGAGCTTGCTACCTTAGCTCAACATGTTTACACTAATTATGGTAGCTCAGTAATGCGTAACAAGATAAATGATGGGGCAGACTTGCATAAATACTATGCGTCTGTCCTATTTAAAGTACCAGAAGATAAGGTAGAGAAATGGCAGCGACAGGCTGCTAAGGCTGCGAACTTTGGTTTCCCAGGTGGCTTAGGCATAGAAACCTTTATACAGTTTGCGAAAGGCTATGACCTTAATGTAAGTGAGCATGAGGCTCAGAAGATGAAGGATACATGGTTTGAGGCTTTCCCTGAGATGAAGGAGTATATGAAGGGAGAGGAAGGGTCTGTAACCACCCTTACAGGACGCATAAGAGCCAATACAACGTACTGTGCTGAGAAGAATACCCCCTTCCAAGGACTAGCAGCAGATGGAGCTAAGATAGCTTTATATAACCTCATGGATGCAGGATTTGAGCTGGTAGGATTTGTGCATGACGAAATAATCACGGAAGTACCTGAAAATACAGCAGAAGAAATGCGTAGACTACAGGAGGAAATTATGGTAAACTCAATGTCACTCGTAGTACCTGATGTTAAAATCAGTGTAGAATCTACAATCTCACCAAGGTATTGTAAATAATGTTTGATACAGGAGAATGGGTACGAATTACGAGGGAGGGTATAAGCCATGATAGCTTAGGAGCCATAGTAGGCAAAGAGCTGTACAAAGGCGACTATGTTTACAGAGTAATTCTACTCGAAAATCCAGAGATTGAAATTACATGTCAAGGTAAAGATTTAGAGCGATGGACTGATCACATCAAGAAGAAAAATTTGCCATCTATTTGCGAGTGTGGAGGCGATCAACTGGAAATACCACATCATTACGAGTGGTGTCCTAAGGGCTAGTCATGAGCAAGATAATGAAGATGAGAGACAGCAGAGACAAGATTATTGATCAACTTATCGATGACAAGAACAGGATTTATACAAGGTTAAAAAGAGAAGAGAGAGAGAATCAAGTATTGAGATCTCAAGTAAAATATCTTAAGCAAAGATTAGCTTATGCAGAAAAAAAGATGAAGGAATTATCTAATGAAATCGTTGACAGTAGAGCTAAAGAAAAAGGATCTGGAGATAGCGAAGCAGTTCGCCAATGACAGAGTTCATCTCTCTATAGATCACTACAAGAAAAGAGGGCAGGGTAGCCTAGACAAGATTACCCACGATATTACTATTGGAGCATTGGGGGAGATAGGCATCCACAGAGCTTTTAAACGACTAGGTATCAAGACTAGTAAACCGGATTTTAATGTTTATGAAACTAAGAAAAAAAGTTATGACGCTGACCTTAACGACGATTCTGGTAATAGATTTCATTGTAAATCACAATGCGTTGAGTCGGCTAATAAATATGGTAAGTCCTATATACTACAGTATGGTGGTAATGGTATGGGACATGTTGATAAACTATTCAGAAATGTTACTAATAGGGATTTTCTTGTTCCTTGTCTTGTCGATGTGGAGAACATGGAGGTCATAATATTTGGCTGTATCAAGATAGAAACAATAATGAAGAAAGATCTTGTAAAGATGCCCAGGGTCAAATGGCTAGAATATAGTAAAAGAGCTATATATCTAGATGACCTATTTACTTTATCTTGGTATGAAAGATGGGGTAGACTTAAACGACAAAGTGTGATAGAATAAGATATGGGTCATAGACCAGGTGTCAACCGGAGGGTAGCTTAGGCTTTAAAACCGCCCTCCAGATCCATTAAAGGGAGTATATGTACAAAGAATATTTAAAAGAAGCAGAAGGTAAAGATCTTTATGAATTTGAACAAGGATTCATAATTTATCATCTATTAGAAGAAGGGCAAGGAACATACATAGATTCTATTTATATTAAACCAGAACATAGAACAAATAACGCTGCTCTAGATTATTCCTTATCATTTTTAACTGATATAAAAAAGTATGAAGAAGACGTGTATGGGGAAGTAGATGACATACATCCTGAAGCAGGGAAAATGCTATCTTTATATTTAAACATGGGTTTTGACATACATGAAATAAAAGAAAAAAAGATAGTTCTTAAAATGCCTCATACTACAGTAAAAAAATTATGGAAATTTGTTAATGGAAGGTAAAAAATACGATACAGATAAGCCACAATATGACCTAATAGATGCGCATGCCTTAGAAGACCTAGCTAAGGTTCTAACTATTGGCGCACAAAAATACGATAGATATAACTGGAAGAATGTAGAACCTCACAGGTACGAGGCAGCCTTACTTAGGCATATACAAGCCTGGCGTATGGGAGAGCAACAAGATCCAGAGACAGGCTTACATCACATGGCTCATGCCTTAGCAAATGCAATGTTCTTATATTGTCATGATAAATTAAAGTGAGCTTTCTTACTTTCCTAGCTTACTTGCACTTACAATCTTTTCTATGGTTCGTCCTCCAACATAGGCACCTAAGAATATCTCAGCAAGTTTGTATAACTCAGGACCAGGGGAACACAGACCAAAAGAAGCCAACACAATAATAGTGACCAGAGCGGTCGAACAGATGGGTCGCCATAAGGCAACGAATGGATGAGGCGAGTTTGCCTCTGCGATTAGCAGTTTGTGTCGATATTCTGCCAGCTTACTTTCGTAGTCAAGTACCTTGTCTTGTGCTTTACTTTGTATATTAGCCAGCTCATTCTTTAGTTTCATCTTCTCTTCTGTAGACGTGTGAAGATCGTCAACTAATTTTGTAGCTGGTTTAAATATAGAGCCTATAAAATCAAATAGTCCCACTAGTATTTTTTCCTTTTAACACTTTCTAGAGGACCTTTAGATAGAGGACCTCCTTCTAAAGGATTATGATCTAAGCTCATTCTAGCTTTAGCTCTAGCTTTTTTAGCTTTTTCAGACTCATCTCTCTTTTTCATTTGCTTATATTTTCTATAAGCTGCATCTCTAGTTTTATTTTTCATGATAACCATCTCCTCCACAGTGAGAACATCCTTTGCCAGCGCATTTAGGACATTTACTCTTTTTCATTTTCTTTTTAGCTACTTTCTTAGCCATTTCTTTACTCTTACCACTTTTTTTGTCGTACTCATGAGCACCCATTCCCAAAACTATTAAAGGTAATACTTTTTTAAGCATTTTGCCTCCTTAATTTTTTAGCAGCTCTACTCACACCACTAGTTTTTTTACCAGAGTAGCCTCCACCACGTTTTTTATAAGTCCTAGATAACCAGGCATTTGCGTATGCACTTGGATATACTGAAAATTTACGTTTAGCTTCAGCTTTTACTTTGTTGTACAGTTCTTTATTTGTTGGTTTAGCCATTCTTTATACCCCATGTTACAATTGCTGCAATGCATCCTATAATTACCAAAATAAAACGTAGATTATCACGCATCCATTTCCATACTACTAAAGGCTGCAATAGTTCAGTGTTTTTATTTACTTTTTCTTCGAGCAAATCAGTTCTCTTGATATGATATTTAATATCTTGTTCCATCCTAATCTGGGATTCTCTTATAACTTGTATGTCCTGCTTTATCTCTTTCATACTAACAATTCCATTTACGCAAAGCTTTATTAATCCTACTATTAGGATCTCTTGCTGTCTTTGCTGAGGTTAATCTCTTCTTCATTCCACTCATTCTAGCGCAAAATGATTTACGTCTATTAGCAGCTTTACTACCTTTCTTTAACTTACTAGGCTTAGTAGTAACTGCCATCTTTAATTTACTACCTGGATTAGCTCTTCTATAAGAAGCAACACCTTTAGCATTAAGTCCACCACTAGCACTTTTACCTTCCTTACGCTGCCAAGCAGGACTTTTCTTTCTTTTACTTTTTGCTACATCTCTTATACTAGCCATTAATACCTCGGATTTCTTACTTTTTCTTTTGCTTTGTTATATATAAATTTATTTACTGGATCTACATCAGGCATAAATAATTCCTGAGGAATCATCTTGTCAGAATTAAATTTTGTACTTACCAACATTCTTTTTCTAGTACTCTTAATCTTATTTATCATAGTATTTACAGTATTAATATCTTCTTCAGTGATAGCTTTACCGTCCCATCCTATGCCTTCGTTAATGTATCCTTTAGGAGCATTTTTAGCTAAAGAAGACATTACCATTTGAATGGTTTCAGAATCATTTTGTCTGATAGCTTCTCTTAGTTGTACAGCTAATCCTTTGTCCATGCTATTTAATAATGTAAGCAGAGTATCTTTTCTTCTTATAACAGCATCAGTAGATCTATCAAGAGGATTTAGTCCAAGCTCTACTTCAGCAGTAGCTTTTTGCATTTCTTCTACAAATGCTTCTCCAGATATTGCAGACGCAGATACTAAGCGAGATGCAATTGGAGCAAACTTTTCAGGGTTTTGTTTAAAACCTTGCTCTAATAATTTAGAACTTTTAATTACTAATCCATTAACCATTTTACTTTGACTTAATGCTCGTAGTCCAGCAATTGCCATACCAACTTCCGCACCTGGAATACCTGCCATAGCTCCCATCATTGAACCTACAGATGTAAACCTAATTACACTATCGTTAAACATTCTAGACAAAAAGTCTTGATCAGAATGTTTTCTTATTGTATTACTTAAAGCTTGACCAGCTTCAGCTAAATCCCCATACTTTAATCTAGAAGATCTAAAAGAATCTAATAAAGCTGAATCTTGACTTACTTCTGATACACCTTCTACAGTTTCTCCAATAAATTTATTAAGATGTTTTGCTACACCTAGTTTTAAATTATGTGCTCTAATAGCTCTAGCGTTTCCTTCCTTATATACAGCTCCAGTAGCATTAAAAGTATCAGAGGTAAATTTATGTATTTCAAATAGATCAATATCCTTAGGTACAGTTTGTGATTTAGTAACAATTTGACCTGTCTTAGGATCTAGTTCTTCTGTAACATTTATTTTTTTAAAGAAAGTTCTTTTTAAATAAGATCCTAAATCTTTAGCTGCATCAGCAGTTTCAGGAGTAATACTTCCCTCTAGAGAAGGGTCTATAACATTTTCCATTATGTCATCATACATGCCTTGAGCATCTAAAATAACATCATCATTAGCTACTTTCATAGCTTGTTGCATATCTTTCCATGCACTTTGCCTAGCCATAGTAACGTCTTCTAGCATTTTCTTTCTAGTTTGTGTAGGCTTAATTAAAGTGTTGCCTTCTACATCTGTATAGTTTACTACTCTTTCAGCCCAATCTACTACAGGCTTACCTACTCTTGCTAGATTTTCTTCTACTGTAGAAAACTTATCTCCTAAAAATTTAATCAAGGCTGAAGATCGTACCTTAGGCATAACTGGTCCAGTAACTTTTTGAATACCTCTACCAGCCATTCCTAATGCAGGTCCAGCTAATTCTCCAGCAGCACCTAAAGCAGCCCCTATAGCAGCATCTCCAGCTATTCCCATTATTGTATCTTCTTCTGATCTACCTATACCATGTACTAAGCCTATACCAGCCTGTGCGCTCATAAGCTTCGGTAATGAAGCAGCCATACGCCCTGTTGATGCAAGTCCTCCATATCCCATTGTACCGACTGTACTAGCTAAGGAACCGGCTATATCTCCCATCATAAATGCAGCAGGATGTTGTGTCATTGCTCTTTGTAGATAAGCTCTTTCAGCATCTACGTTAGCATTATAGGATTCTGCTATGTTGGAAAACCCAGCAGGAATACCAGACATACCTTGACGCATAAAGTTGTCAGCTACATTTTCTAATACTTGTTTTCCTGTCTCAGTAGCAGCCAATATCTCATCTGAAAATCCCATGGATATGCCTTGAGCTAACCCACTAAGACCAGCTTGAGATGTACTAACTGGAGCTACCATTCTGTCATATTCTTCTTGAGTTAGCTTTATTCTATCAGAAGATTGCTCTGGTTGAGGTGCTTCTTGCCCTCCTAATTGAGCTGCTTCTTCAGCAGATAATTTTATTCTTTCCATAGGTTGTCCTTGTTCCGGTTGTAGGGGAGGCATTTCCATAGAGTTTGATGCTCCTGCATCTCTTACAGCAAATGGGTTTAAGTCTCCTAATGAGTTATTACTTTTTTTTTCTTCTGAGTTTCTTAATAAATCACTGACTTCTTTAGCTCTATTGGGAGTTTGTTTCGCCCAAGTAGATCTTAAAGATTCGTCAGCAGCTTCATCATATTTACCTTGTTGCAATAATTTTAAAGTTTTTTTAAATTTACCTACTTTAGATTCTCCCATTTGAAATACCATATTAGTTAAAGCATTTCTTTGGGTATCAGATAAAGTTAGATTATGTTTTTCTATTAAATTAGAAGCTCCTTTTTTTGCTATATCTAAATCTTTTTTAAATAATTCTTCTACTTCTTCATTTGATAATTCTGTAAAGTTTTCTCCTGGTTTGAGTAAATGCCCTATTCCAATAGTTTTTTTACCTAAAGAATCTTTATATACTTTATTTCTAAAGCCTTCATGTTTTCTAAGCATTTCCTCTAAAGTTTTCATTACTGTCCTCTACCTGCCAAAATAGTTTTAAGCTGTGAGTTAGGTATTCTTCTAATACTACCATCTGGTAATTCTACTTCTGTACTTGTAAGTTTCATTATATCTTCTTGAGAAGCAGGTCTTTCAGCCATTTCTCCTGTCTCAATTCTTTTTCTAGCATTTTCTAATGCTTCTCTTCTTCTATCTAGCCATACTTTCCATTCAGATTCATCTGCTGTCATTTCCGGAGCTTTCTCTAAAAATAGTTTCATTTCTGCATCAGAGATAGCACCTTTAGTTTTTGCAACAGATTCTAATGCTTCATCAACTCTCATCTCTCTAAGTATTTGTTGAGTAGTAGTTGTAGAAGGATCTCCTAATCCCATTCTTCTAGCAACAGCAGCTCCATATTTATCAAATAGACCTGTTACTCCGCCTTTAGCTAATCCTTCCTGAGCTTTTCCAAACTCAGCTAACTTAGTATTTATATCATCTAATTGTTGTGTTTTTAAATCTTGCATCTTTTGAACTTGGGCTCTAGCCTGAGCTTCTCTTTCTTGTCCCATAGCTTTTAATCTACCTTTCTCTACAGCTACTTGTTCAGCTTGAAATTCAGTCATAGGGGCTCTACCACCAGCTTTTCTTCTTAACTCTTGCTCTTGTCTCATTTCTTGTTGTCTACCAGAGAAAGCTTCATACCCACCCAGCACTTCTCCAGTTATTTCCATAGCCTCAGTTCCTCCTATAAGAAGGGCGGCTAAACGTGGACCGAAGTAAGATAGTGCATCTCTCATGCCATCGTCCATCTGCTGTCTTTGTCTATCCATTAACTCTTTCTTAGCAGAATCATCAGACTTAGGCTGTCTATCAGGAGCAGCTTGAGCACTAACTTCTTGTCGTAATACTTCTTTAGGAGTCATTCCAGTGTTAGCCATACTCTTTTCTTGTTCTGCTTTCCTGGCTGTTCTCTCCATTACTTTTTCTTGAACCTTAGGATCTAAATCCTGCATAACATAATCAACAGCTTCGTCTGCTTCATCCTGTCTAAGAGGAGTCATTAAAGGTTGTCTTTTTTTATCTGCCATATCCTAATCCTTTCATAGTGTATGTAATATCTTTTCGTTCTTCTCTATAATCTGTTTCCATACCAAAGTCGCCAGATACAAAACTAGTTACATAACATCTATTTTCTGTAAATAGAGGGTACACTATAGTATCTGATTCTTTTTTAAATAAAGTACATCCAGCAGTTTCGTCTGCTCTTACGTACATTTTTGTTTGAGAGTCATATATTAAGTGAGAAGCTGTAAATACTTCTCCATTCATGGTATATAAAGATTCATGATTTACTAGACTACCACATCCTAGCACTTCTCCTCCAATCATTACTACATCACCTATCTTAATATCTTCAATATTTTTGTAAGATCCGTCCTTCATTAAGACTTGAGTACCAGCTATGTGACATTGTGCTTTACCAGCAGCTACCTGAGCATCAGCAGCCATTTGAGCTTGCTTCTCAGCACTCGCTAATTGTTCATACTGGAAACCCATTGTAGCTATCAATTCTTTCTCAGCCGCAGCTTGTCCAATATCAAATGCCTTCATTTCTCCTACAGCAGCTCTTCTAGATTCAAACGCAGCCTGTTGCATTTGCTGTCCTTGACCTATGCCTGTAATAGCCGCTTGCTCGCCTGATAAAGATGCAGCCATACCTGCTAACCCTCGCTCTTTTGCAGCTTCACTTTGTAAAAATATATCTCTTTCAATACCAGCCCTAGCCTGCATACCAGCCGCAGCCAAACTTCGCTGTTGAGCCATCGCAGCCGCACCTTTAGCTCCGCCTAAAGCAGCTCCCAAACGCATACCTGCCATCTGTTCTTGCTTTGCCATGAGCTGTGCTTGAGATACTCTCATTGCTTCTCTAGCTTCTGGACTTATACCTTCTTCAGCCATACGCTCGTATCTAGAAGTTAAGCCTCTTTGTCTACCTAATTGACCTTCAGCCATTTTAGTATATTTAGCTAGTTCTCCTTCTCTACCTTTACTTTCTCTTAAAAGTTTTTGTATATCAACATCTTCTTCAAGACGACCTAATCCTTCTGCTCCAAGAATTTCAATAGCTTTAGATCTACCTTTGTCAAATTCAGTTTGTTTACCTGCTTGTGCAATAGCTTCATCTGCTTTTTTTAATTCTTCTTGTCTTCTCATATCGCTTATACCTGCTACGAAAGGATCTAGAGGTTGTCCTCCCATCGCTACGACACGTTTACGTTGTTCTAATTCTTTTTGTCTATCTGCTTCTTGTTGAGATACTAATTTTGTTTTAGCTGCTTTCGCACCTGCCATTTTAGTAGCTCTAGCTGCTTGCCTTTTTTCTTCTTCTAACATGTAGCTTCTTTTTTTAGCCATATTTACCTCATAAAAATTACGGTTATTGTAACCGGATCGGGTCCATTATTCTTTATATATAACAAATCTTTACTCCACTCTATTGTTTCAGTATTGGAGCTATCTAATCCCTTAGATCTTGTTACTACACCATTTCCTATTTGTGATGTAATTATATATTTGTTTGGTATAAAAGTCAACTTATTTCGTATAGTTACAATAGCTCCTGACGTAATTTCAAGATCTTGTACACTAAACGAATCCATGTTGTCTTCAAAAGTTAGCTGTCTAAGTCCAATAGATAACTTATTTACTAAATCTACTAAATCTTTTATAGACGCTAAGTTAAATTTCATTACTCTTTAATCTCCTGTGCAAATGGAGCTGCTATTTCTAGCTCGTAATTAGTTATTAATACATTCTCTAATGCTGTGCTATTAGAAAATTTTAACTTTATACACCTACTTTTACCTGCTGGCAATTTACTTTTAAAAAATTGATTAGGAGGTCCACCCCACGGATACGTACCCCAAGGATCGGCTCCCCAGCCTATCTCATCTCTACCTCCACCAAAATCAAAGGGTATTGTACCAATGTCAAAGTTAAAGAAATCTTTTTGTACTGCGACATCTAGATCAAAGCCAGGAGATTCAAACGAATTGTCTGTATCCATGGCATATAACTTTACACGTAAAAACTTTTTAGGTACTGTAGGATCTTTTAAAGATTCCCAGTTTGTCTCATATTCAAATTCTATAGCTTTTTCATGATCTGAAAAGTCATAAGTAGAACCTGTATCACTAAAACTGGATACTGTAAATGTAGAGTTACCTGTATCAGCAGCCTCTCTAGATGAAAATAATACTCTATCCTCAGCAGCTACTATACCTCCACTAAAATTTAAAGAATCCCATTTTAGCCAAGCATCCTTATATGTGTCATACGCTAAAATTAAGCTGTTGGCGTTACTAACTAAAACAGGTTCTCCTGAAATAGCTACACTTTCTTTTGGTATATGTACTATGATTAAATTTTTATCATTCCAGTTAAAGGCTACAGCTCTACTTTTAACTAGTTCGCTGTCTTGGAAAAAAGGTTTTATAAGAGCAGATATTTCTGATAGAGCATTTGAAGAATTAATTGAGTACATACCTGATTCAGATAGAAAAAGTAATTGAGATCTAAATTCTACAATAGATGCAAATGAGGTACATCCAATTCCACCTTCTTTTGTTAGAAGTTCTACAGAATATGGAGCACCTTGAACTGCTGTAATATCCCCACCTAATACGTGAATACTGTTTCTGTGGAAAATGTAAAGAAGATCTCTAAGAGTAGCTATAGCTGTTATTCTATCACCAAAAGATGATTCTACAATAGTTCCGTTATCATCATCTGGAAAGTATTCAGAACCTATTTCTCCTGTAGTACCCCCTCCTGGATGAGAGTATTGCAAGTTATTAACATTTTCATTCTGTCCAGATATTATTAGACAATTTTGAAAGGTTGTTAAGTAACGTCCCTTAGGTGGAGGATCTCTTCTCTTTATAGGATCTCTTAAAAATTCTAAAATTTCTGTATTTGTATTACTATCATAAACAGTATTATCTTCATAATTAACGTCTAATGTAGATGTGTCAGGTAAAGTAATATTAACTGAATTATCCCAAGCAACAGTATCTACATGGTAAAATAGTCCGGTAGGAAATACATCAGTTGTAGGTAAAGTTTTATATATTTGAACTTTAAGATTACTATTTTTATTTAAACCTGCAAAAATACTGTCATCCCAAGATATACCTACATGATCATGATTGGATCCAAATGTCCATTTTATAGGATCTGAAGGCTGGCTTTGTACTAAGTTTCCTTGAGCATCTGTGTATTCAATTACAAATTTATACCAAATAGGATGATGATTATTAGTTCCTCCTCCATCAGCTTCATACAAAACTATGGTATCAATAGAAGCAGCACCACTACCGTTACCTTGTTCAACATCTATCTGATAAGCCCAGCTTCCAGGAATAACTTCTTCCACAAGCCCTGGCAGACCTGCTCTATAAACGTGAGTCCCATCGTACTTCATTACCGGATCTTGACCGTTGCTTAGATACATAACATTATTTAATTGTACAGCACTAGCGTTTTCAACAATGTCTTTTTCCATGTAGTTTAGGCTTGATGCAGGATTAAACCCTGGAAAAACTTCTGTATTATTACTTGCATCTTGTTGTTCAACTAAAATTCTAAAAGGTATGGTTTGACTAGCAGCACTAGCTATAGAAGTTTCTTGTATAATATCTATAAAAGCTGCTGGAGTATCCGATGCTGTAAAAGGAGTTGCTGTTATAGCATTTCTAGCCTCTGCTACAAGGTTTAAATCAGGATAATTATTTATAGCTGTAATTAATTGATCTACTGTAAGGTCGTTTATACTTTTACCTGTACCTAAATCAACTTCATAGTAATTTTCAGTATTAGCCAAATTAGATACTTTAAACTTAAAAGTACCTGTAGCTTTATTTAAGTAATGAGAAATTAAAATTTCAGCATCTTCGTCAGGATTTGTAATACCTGTTCTATTATTAGTTATATGAACAACACACTCTCTTACTTCCTCTAACTTATTACTAACTACTAGTATTTTTTCAGCAATAGATCCGTCAGTATTGGCTACCCTATAACTAAAAGTTCCGTAAACACTTCTACTATCATCAGAGTCTCCTGCAATACTAGAGTGAAATCCTTTCCTTTTATTTATAGCTCCAGAAACTCTAAATGCAGCATTTTTTACATCTGTGGCATACTCCATAGTACGCTGCAAATCAGAGGAACGCTTATCTATTCCTTTGAAATTTTCTGAGTTTCTTAAAATTATATGAGGTACACCCATTAATAACTCCAATCATCCCAGCTATTAAGCTGAGGAATATATTGTACATCATCACTTATAACAGCGTAACTTTTTACAATTTCTTGTTGCATTAAACTTAATTCTTGAAATGCTTCTTGACTGTCTACACTGGAATCTCTTTTTAGTATTTTCCAAGCAACATAAGATATTAAGTAACGCTCTGTCTCAATACTTAATTCGCTATGCGTAGTAGTATCCTTACCTCCTACAATGTAAGATCCGGCAGGAATACTGTTGGTTTCACTAGCACCTGGAGTATGTGGCTCGCAAGTTATTAGTTCAGAATTAACACTTTTAATAGGAATGTTTTTCATTATACTATTACCTTCTTTATCTACTATGCATATAAAATCATGCTCAGATAAAGATGATGTATCTGTTTCTAGTTCTCCACTATTATTTAATTCTATTGTCCACTCAGCCTGGCTATCAGCAGCAGTAGTTACAAGGTTTCCTTCTAACTCTTTTTGAGCTACTACGGCTCTTTTAATATCTAGTTCTCTTAATCGTCTAACATACGATACTCTGATTTTGCCTGAGCCTTGCGGAGCTGGAGTCAGCATAATTTTGCCATCAATGCGAATATAACGACCTGGGTATCCGCTTGCCCCTCTAGCTCTTCTCTTTAAATTATCTTGCTCTAATACGTAGTAATCGTCTTCTGCTCCGGTAGGAGAATACTCTACGGTATGCACTTTATTGCCTAAAAAACAATCGCTAGGTAAGGCATAAGACTCAACTCCTGAGTAAGCTTGAATTATTTCTTCTGACATAAATACACGAGGATGCTGATGTACTATGGCAGATTGCAAGTTATATTGAGCATCATTTAGGTACTGGATAAATTCAGAATCTTTAATACCTACAAAATCAGAAAAGTCTTCATTTTCTGTTTGGTTTCTTATTTGGTCTATTAAACGTGTTACTGATCTCATTTATATTCCTTAAAAGTTTACACTTCGTTTACGTGATCCCCCACCAAAAGCTTGACTAACTGACTTAGCCATTTCACCATATATTCTAGTTTTCTCAGCTTGTCCTTTAGCTAACTCCATTTGACCTCTAGCTCTACCCATTCTCTTGGCTTGCTTTTCTCTTTCCATTCCTCCAACAATACCCATAACTGCGGCAGCTCCCATTATTGCTGGGTTAAAGCCTGAGGAAATACCTGCTGTTAAAACTGATCCTGCTGTGTCTCCAGCAGTTCCTCCACCTAATAAAGAAGATGTCATCTCACCTGCTGCCTGGGCTCCTAAATCTTTACCCATTTTAGCAAGATCTCCTTTAAGATCCATTCCCTTATCCTCAGGTTTTAGCTTTTTTAAACTTTTTTTAGCAACACTCTTTTTTAATTTTTCATCTAAATCCAAAGCTTGATTTAAAGGCATTGGAGTATATTGTCTAGGCTGAACTTCTACAGGAGGAGATTTTTCGCTAGATATGTATGTACTATAATCTGGTTCCACAGACATTCTTTTAGGCTGTCTAAGTCCTACAGCTCTACTGAATATATTATCTTCGTAATTCATCCTCTTACTCCTAAAGAAGCCATGCGTTCACTGGCTTTCATCTTTTTCTTTTTCTTTTTGTCTACGGCTTTGTCCATCTCTAGTGCTATTGCTATAGCCTGAGCCTTCTTTTTGCCTTCACCCATTAGTTTCTTTATTTTATTTCCTACGTCCATTATTTAAGCCTCGCAAAGGTTAAGAATGAATATTCATTAATGTATATTGAACTATCAGCATCACTAGTATAATCATTTATTTGTAATTTAATAGAATCTCCTTTTTCCATATAAATCGTAGTAGAAGCACCATCTCTTATGTAAGTATTACTCGATTCATAATAATTAATTTCTGATTGCCAGCATATTAATTCTGGTGTATCTCCAATAGAACTAGTTTTAAGTATATGCCAATTAATATTTGCATCTTGTGATGTATTAGTTACTTGAGAAATAAGTATATTTCCTGACACTTGATAGTACCCTGTAACAGGAGCTATTAAAGAGTTAGTAGCTAAATCAAGACATCCATGCGTATCAAATTCTGTTGTATTAAATTGAATAGTTTTAAAATTATTATCTGGAAGACTTTGAGTGTATGGGGCTGTCAGTGTAACTTTAGCTGCAACAGTTTCAGTCTCTAACACCGTCTGCGCACTTTGACGTTTTGAAATTGAAAAATTAGTTCTTGCTGGAACACCAGATAATATTACTTCAGTAGCATCTGGAGAAGTTGCGCTATACCAAAAATAAATATATACTTCTTGATTTTTTTCAAGATACAGAGTTTCACTTATATTAAAAGAAGGTTGTCTACTACTTCCACTAAGTGCTCCTTCAAATGTATATAAATTTTGACTTACAAGAGCATTGTCTACATAAATACCTACAGCACATAAAGTATCTGAATCTGTATCAAACTGTGAAAATCCGACTCTAGCGTTTATATCATAGTAACCCGTTTCTGGTATTATATATGTACCTTTATCCGCTCCTGTAGTTATCATAGAATTAGTAGTGTCAAAATCTATGTCATCATACTCTATTTTAGTTTCAGTATTTCTGTTAAATGTTTGAGTATCATCTTTAGTATATCTAGCTGCTATATCACGCCCACTTCCCACGCTTTCGGGGAGAGATAGGGAAGGACGTTTTGCAATTTGAAAAAATGTGTTAGCAGTAGAGTCTATAATTATGTCATAGTCATTATCTGTTAATGAATCGACTTTAACAAATATTTTATCGCCTTTTGTAAGCTCACAAACGCAGGAAATATTTATCCCCTGTTGACTATTAGCGGCAAGACCTGACAGTCTCCTAGCAGCAATAAAATCGAATGCGGTATTTCGTATAACACCAACAAATATCTCATCGCTTGCTCCAACATTGGTAAAGGTAGTCTGAACATGTATATCATAAAAACCAGACTCCGGAACTTCGTAGTAGCCATCTGTTAAAGTATCTACTGCGGTACTAGGTACAAATGAGCCTGTAGTGTCTATTAGGGTCGTATCAAATCTAATTTTTTTAGATAAATTGGAAGTTATATTTTGATCTGTACTTAATGTAAATGAACCTACAATATCATTACTTGTAGATGAGCTTGTTACTCCAACAGGAGATACTTTGACCGTATCTAGAAATACGTCAACAAGGTTTGCGTCTGTAGTATTTTTATATGTAAATCTTAATTTATATGAAGTTTCTGTAGCATCGGTTTGAAACTGAGCATAATGAGTTCCTTTTCCTGCTCTTAAATCTTCTCCATTAATTTTTATTTCTACAGGAGTTCCTGAAGGATCTTTAATTACAGATAGTCTAATATCTCCATCTGCATAATTAGCATCATCAGCATCATAATCAAAAGAGATTAAATGTTTTTTTGCTAAGTCTGCATTAGGTATAGAAAAAGATACTTCTACATAAGGACTTGCTACAACTTTAGCAGCTTTTCTTAATCTAAAAGATTTTAATCCTCGTAATATTGTGCTAGTTTCAGCAGTTACATTAAAGTCTGAGCTAAGTGAAGCACTCCATGTAGCTAATGTAGATTCTGCATCTGGTTCTTCAACATGGTTTATACCAGCGGCTCCGCCTCCTCCGCCTCCTGCCTGAGGCTCAAATTGTCCAGAAGTAGCGTTCCATACTAAAGTATCATTTTGAACTGCGTCTGTTGCTACGGTATCACTTATAAAAGGTATCTTTGCAGCCGTTACAGCGTCATCTGCTATTTTGTCTGTAGTTACACTGCCATTAAATAATTTAGCTGTGGTAATAGCTGCATCTGCTAACTTAGCAGTAATTATGCCTAAATCTTTTACTCTTACAATATCTGTATCAATTTCAATAGTAGAATCATCTACATTGACT